ACAGCTCTAGCAATAGCTCCAAGACCTCCAGATCCAACTGTCACTGTTTCGGTCGCGCCCAAAAATGCTGCGTCAATGGTGACAAATGTACGGGCAGATCCACCGCCACCTCCTCCTCCTCCAGCAGCAGTCCCAGAAGCACTTGCACGCCCAGATCCACCACCACCTCCACCAGCAATAACATATACAGTAACAGCCGTAGCTCCAGCAGGTTTTGTCCATGTGCCGCTCGAAGTGAACACCTGTACAACAGCACTTGCAGCTCCACCCAACGCAGTTAAGGCGGCAGAAGCTGTTGTCTGCCCGGTTCCGCCCTTTGTAATAGGCACCGTGTTAATTGTGGGGTTTGGGTATGTTCCGCCCAAATCGCCGCCAGCAGCCCCGCTGGGCGTGCGGCTGTCTGAAAGACGACTGTCATTTCCCTGAGCAGCGGTTCCAGCAGTAGTACCATATGATACCGTAAGCGTGCGATTTGCACTCAAATCACCTCCACCTGTTAGCCCGGTTCCTGCGCTAATTGTGCGTGATGTTGGAGGTGCGCCCACTTCTGCTGCGGTAGGAAACAGATGCTGGTGATCTGCACGGGCGGCGTAGTTGCTGAGTCCAGCCACACCAGTCGTAGCAAGTGCTGCTGCCGGACTAGTCGTCAGGCCAGCAATTTGATCGGTTGTCAGTGCGCCAACAAGAGCCTGCGCAACGGTAGCCTTGCGCGTTGTGCTGCCTTGGTTAAGCACCAGAATGTCCGTTGTTGAAACGGATGCTGCGGCTGGAAGTTCGGAAATCTTGATGTTGGCCATAAATTAAACCTGTTCGATAACTTCCACCCAAGCTACCGCAGCCTCGTCCCAGAAATACAACTTGCCATCCGTGGGGTACGGCACAGGAGGTTCCCACAACCAGACTGTCTGAGACAACACCCAAGACGGAAAGGGTTGCGGAGCATAGAACACATCGTGGATAGCATCGTATGTGTAACCAATCCCAGCAAAGTTTGCACGGAGCGCAACGCCACCGTCAGGCTGACCGTCCGGTCCGTAATGCACATTTCCGCGAGTGTTGTAGCTTGTCTGAAGCCATTGCCCGGGGCTTGAGTCGATGAATGTGTTGAAGAACTCAGGTTCAGCAACAATGACATCGATGACCCTTCCATTGAGAACTTTCGCAAAATGAGCCATAAATTAAGCCGTGTAACTTCCCGATGAATTGAATTGGAGGATGGTTCTTGAGCCACTGGTTGTGACAACGGGCGATCCGGTTGTGACTCCAGTGTATTGTGAAGTCAAAAGCGACAAAATCACAACACCAGAACCTCCGTTTCCGCCAGTCGCAGGAGATCCGCTTGCACCTCCACCACCTCCACCTGTGTTTGCGGTTCCATTGTTTCCAGTGGTCAAAGCTGCGTTTCCGCCACCACCGGTTCCTCCAGTACCTTGCGTTGCGCTGGATGTGCCTCCACCTCCGCCACCATAAAAAACAGCAGAACCTGTAATTGAAGAAGAAGTTCCTGCGCCACCATTTCCTCCTGAAGCAGTTCCGGAATTGGTGCCATTTGAGCCGGCTGCACCCGCACCTCCACCTCCTCCTGCTGGACTACCAGAAAGGCCCGGCGTAGATCCTCCGTTGTTTCCTTGTCCTGAAGTTCCAGATCCACCAGTAGAACTAGCCCCGGTGGTGGTGTTTGCTCCTGCACCTCCACCTGAACCTCCGCTTTGCCCAATAAGGTTGTTAAGAGTGCCCGGCCCCCATTTTCCGCCGCCACCACCTCCGATTGCAGTATATCCAGCAATCGACGAGTTGGTTCCATTTGCCCCAACCGTACCGGGTGTTGGATAAGCTGTGCCAGCTCCACCCGCACCAACAGTAATTGCGTAGGTTGTGCCAGAAGCAAGGATTGCTGTTGCAGCAATAATGCCACCCGCTCCACCTCCACCACCTGTTGCTCCACCTCCACCTGCAACTATTAAAAGATCTGCGGAAATATTGATTGCCACAGAAGAAAGCGAGGTTACCCGTCCCTTGGCATCAATGCTCAACACGGGCACAAAAGAAGTGGATCCTACATTGCTTTGAGCCGTGGTAATTGCGGCCAAAGTAGCTGTTGCAGATCCCGGACCAGTAGCGATCACATCACCAGTTAACGCAGTAATTGCCGTTGTGGATGCCGCAGCAATAGCCGCAGTCGTCAAGCTTGTGACTCGTCCTTTTGCGTCAACAGACAGAACAGGCACAACGCTCGAAGAACCGATGTTGCTCTGTGCTGTCGTAATTGCGGCCAGCGTGGGCACAGGGTAGCTGCCAGTCAGATCGCCGCCAGCGGTTGCTGTGGCGCCCAAGGCACCAACCTGAGCAGCAGTCGGAAACGGATGCTGGTGATCTGCTCGTGCGGCAAAAGTGCTAAGTCCAGCAACACCGGTGGTTGCCAGTGCGGCAGCAGCGTTAGTGGAAAGTCCAGCAATTTGAGCCGTGGTCAATGCCGCAAAAGCAACCGTGCTCAAAGATGTCACACGACCTCTTTCATCAACACTCAAAACTGGAATTGCACTTTCAGAACCAACATTGCTCTGCGCAGTCGTAACGGCAGATAGGGAGATTGTACCGCTTGAGGTGATCGTTCCTCCATCCAGCCCTGTTCCGGCTGTGATGCTGGTGACTGTGCCTCCAGACAGACTGGAGACAGCAACGGTTGCAAGACTAGTCACGCGACCCTTTGCGTCTACACTGATAATAGGCACTGCTGTTCCGCTGCCTACATTTGTCTGAGCCGTGGTGATTGCGGCAAGCGTTGGATTCGGAAAGTTGCCAACCAAGTCTCCTCCAGCAACAGCGGTTGCTCCTAGCGCACCAATCTCACCGGGAGTTGGACGAGCGTGTTGATGATCAGCCCGGGCTGCTGCTGTGCTCAAACCCACAGCACCTGCGGTTGCCAATGCTGCTCCTGCCTCTGTAGACAAGCCAGAAATCTGATTGGTCGTCAGCGCAGGATTAACTGCGGTAGTGAGTCCAGTCACACGCCCCTTGGAATCTGTCGTGATCACCGGAATCACAGAACTGGATCCAACGGCAACTTGGCCTGTGGTAATGGCTGCCAGAGTTGGGCTGGGATAAGTCCCAGACAGGTCTCCGCTGGCAGCACCAGCAGGGTTGCGCAGAATTACGCCGGTGACCTTTTTGGTGGCTCCGCCTTGAACGATGGGAACAAGCTCCGTTCCATCTACCGATGTTGCGCTTGGAAGTGCAGATATTTTGTCGCCCATATTAGCCAGTAATCAGATTGTCTCCACCTTCTGTGGTGAGTTGAAATCCCGCTTCGGTCGTAATGTAATCAACTCCCGTGCTGGGTGGAACTGTTTTCTTGAATTTAAATGTCTGACCAGTTGCAGACACTTGAATCCTAGCAAAATTCTTGTTGAAAGCTTTTGACGGATCAACATTCCGCTTTTTGAGGAATCTGGTAACCATACTAGTAAGTGTACACCATGTTCATCCGTTGAATCTGACCCTGCTGGCGGATCAAGACATCGATCTGTTGCTGTACCGCAAACTCAGCCATTGCCTCGAGCGAGTCAGCTTCCGTGGCGCGACCTTCAGAACGGAGAAAGTCAGCAGCAACAGAGTTGACCAAATAGCCTTTGAAGCGGAAAGGAATCTGCACCATGCTCCAGAAAAAGCTTGGATTTACCGGAGTAATGCCAATCGCAACAGATGCAATTGCATTCCAGAAGTTACCCTGTACAGGCAGGTTTTTGCTAGGTGGCAAATACGCAGAACTGCCCTGTGACGGATCGTAATACACCTGTGCTCCAGCCGTGTAGGGTAATGTGGCATCGTACCGTGTGCCGGTAAGATACGGAGCAACTTTCCGGAGGACTACAAACTTGGTTCCAAAATTGCTGAACCTGAGGACAAACAGTTCTTGGTTGAATGCTTGGTATGTCGTTGTGGAAGACAGGTCCAGTTCCGGCATATTCTCGACCGTAAAGTCGTCATGCGCGTAACGAGTGCTTTTGCGAGGATCAGCATTCCAGCTTCCAATTGCCTGCCCTTGCACAACAACAACCGGTTGCTGGTTGTTTACGAACTCAATCGTGCTGCCGCTAATGGGAGTCCATTGCGGAGTACACCACGGCATCTGAATTGTAATGCTTGTGATGTACGGATCCGTGGCATCATCAGCAGTCGTGTAAGTAAATTGGTACTGCTGCGCACCAGCATTTGTCAGAGAGCCATCTTCCTGAAGAATCCAAAACGGATTGATAATGCTGACATTGCTTTGGCCAACTTTGTTCTGCTGCCAAGCGTTGTCTGTAAAGTCACGCAGATAGATTCGAGGAACATTGGTATCCAGCGTAATGATGACTGGAATCGTGTTTTTAGCATTCTGCTCGTACAGAGTGTCTCCATTCTCCTGAAGCAGTTCGTTGCCGGCTTCTGTGAGAAGCTCAATTGGATCAGCAACCACATTGGTGATCGGTGTCCCGGGCCAGACCTGTACAACCTCTTGAATGTCCGGCCATTCCTCACGATCCCATATCATGCTTAACCGACGATTCGTAAAATCGCGGATAGCAGCAAACGATTTGTCGTTCAGCGTATTCCGGTCAAGACCAATAAGCTGGCAGGTTTCCGCCAAAAGTGCGCTGAACGGGACTGTCTTCATTTGCTAGCTGGAGTCCAACCGACATGAATTTCCTTGGTCCCGCCACTATTGACGCGGCATTTCGGATTGTCACGCAGAAATTCATCCATGAATGCTTTGCTATCCCAGCATCCATATCCAAGTTTTTGGCCCCAAAAGTGGTAAGCTGTTAGAGGAATCGTTGCAATCTTTTGGCCCAAGCCTTCAACTGACTTATGCCGCATTCTGTTGAACTTTTCGTTCTGCTTTGCCTGAACTTGAGCTTCGAGCTTATTCCGCTCCCAGCCTTTGCGCAGTTCTTTCTCCAGTTGTCCGACAAGGTGTTCAGGAATGTTGATCATACTCGAGCCATGAAGATTGTGCCGGGAGGAGGGATTTGAGGAAGGTGCCCTTGCTCGTCGTAAATCCCGCTGAATGGGCTGATGTTGTCTGACGGCATAGCTGACCCGTTTGTACCTTCAGGCCCGCTGCTGGCGGGCTTTCTGTTGGCCAGAGCAACCAGATTGGCTGGAGCCTGTACGCCAGTGTAGCGCTCGATTAATTCTGGAATTATTGGAGTTGGCAGGACTGTCATAAAAAGGAGCCGTCTCTCCGGCTTGTCACACCACTACGGCGACCGAGTATCCCCGGTCCGTGCTCGCCGGCATGGAGCCAGCGGCAGGTGTCGCTTGTTTATGTTGTGCCCAAGGTTCGCAGCTTGTCTTCAGACAAGTCTGCTACAAATCCTTCGCTTGCACAAAATTGTCTCCGTCTCTCCGGAGTGTCACACCACTTTTAGGCCAACGAATCAGCCTCGCAGGTGTCGCGGACAAAACTACTAAGCGGATGCGTAGTTGAACTTGCCAAGACCCAGCGGGTTACCCACAACCAGACCAGCAACAGCTTCAACCAACCGGCCGGGGCCACCACCGTTGTCGGTTAACGGAGTCACCTGAGCAACATTGCCACCGTAACGGATTTCGAGCAAGTTCATGTCGAGGACCAGACCACGATAAGGCGTGGGAGTCCAAGTGTAGGGCGTTCCACCAACGGTGCCGATAAAGGTCGTCGGGTGGAGACGAACCGTACCGAAATCGCCTTGGAACACATCCAAGCTCTGGATGTAGGTGTCCGCAGCGGCATCGCGTTGGAATGTCTGAATCTTCGTGGCGCCGGCAGCCAAAGGAGCCGCTTGCGTGCCCGCAACGGTCGTCAGGCTGGTCGTCCCAAGCAGACCGGTGAAGGCGCGTTTGAGATCCGTCCCAACGATGCAGTCGAAGCTGGTGAAGTGACCGGTCTGGTCATACACGCTCTTCAGCAACCCCTGCACAACGGAGTCCGTCAGGCTGGTGCCAAGAGCGGTGCCAGTCCCGATGATGGAAGTGGAAGGAGTCTGGAAGATGGAAGGAATCCCACCGGGAGTAGGAGTTCCGCCACCACCAGTCGCAATCCATGTCTGAGCACCAGCGGTCCGGTAAGGGACTGTCTGATTGCCCGTGTCCGCCTGAGCGGTCTGGTCGGATGTCATCGTGACTTCCATGTCACGCTTAATGCCGGTAATCGCCTTAGCGACATTGTCTGCGAGTTCGTCGCGGACACCAGCAACATCCGCAATGTCCTGCGTCAGCTTGGACACACGGACTGCGCGGCGGAAGATCTGCGCGTAGTTGGCCAACTCAGCACGGTAGTTGACGACATAGTTGTCAACGCCGGTGACAAGGTTCACATCCACACCGTCGGGAGTGCCACCGACCTGAGGAGCCGGCAAACTGTCGGACTGCCAACGGAAATACATATTCCCGGGCTTGCTGCCCTTCTTTGCCATACTGGTGAAGGGCGTGTCCTTGGCATCAACCAAGGCGATCATGTCCATGAGGTCTTCGCGTTTCCCGCGACCAGACAAATTGGGTTCGAGTAGAGTAGCCATAGGGCAAAAAGAATTACTGCGGTTGTTGTTGAGGGCTAAACAAAGCCCATGTTTTTGACCAAATTACTGAGTCCGTCACGATCTCCGCCGCTTCTGGCGAACTGTTGCTTCGCTTTCTGCGTGGATTGCTGATGAGCGTTGGAAGGCGGAGCTTGAGTCACCCCGGGCTGCGGAGGGGCTTTTTTAATCGGTGTCTGCGTTGTCTTTTTGGATTTCAGGTCCGTGTAGGCCTTGAGACCCAAAACTACAATGCCGGCAATGTGCTTAAAATCTGCTCTGCGCTTCTTGATTTCCGGAAACTCGCGCAAGATTTGCTGGGCTGCTTGATACTCTTCTGTTTCGGGCTTTGCCCACCAAGGGAAGTCTTGAGTGATGCCTTGATCCATCTGTACCTGCTTTTGCAGGTAGTTGTATCTGGCAGGTAACTCAATTTCTTTCACCCTGATGGCTCGCATCTTGATGTCGAGAATGTCCTCGTCAGACAGATCAACACCGTTAAGTGTCGCTCCATTTCGATTCTGCTCGCACCAAAGAATGGCGTTTACTGCTCTGTTGTACTCATTGTTCACTTCTTCAAAAGTGTTCAATGCCTCAACATCACCTGAAACTTCTTGTTCGGATTGAGGCGCAACCTGCTTTGCAGCAAGTAGCTCTCTTTCCATTTCAGCCAAGCGTTGCTTTTGCGATTCCAGTTCAGCTTGAGCGGCCTTCTTCGCAGCAACCAATTTGTTGATGCGCTTCTGTACGCCCCTGCTTAAATTTCCCTCATCGCTTTCGTGGCTTTCAGGTTCTTCGGTGCTGTCTTCGTCTTTTTCAGACAAAACAGCATCTGTAACCTGCTCCTGTGTGGCCGGAGCGTCCCCTTGCTCGTCAAGGAAGTTGGATTTCAAAAGAGCACTCAAGTCCCTCTCATCCAAAAGGCCGAGCTTTTCAACAACGGGAGTTTCTGCTGCCTCCTGACCCCCGGAGTCAGGCTGTACTTCATTTTCAATCATGCTTTTAAGGTAGCAAGTTCCTTTATTTCATTCCAGAAACGCTGGGATGCCCGTTGTTGGCGTTATGCCAAATCTTTTTCGTCTGTCAAGCCGTTAAGTTTTAATGCTTCAGATCTTAGTGTTAAAAGTGTTGAATAAACCAAATTGACTCCATCGGCCTGTCCGCAAGCGTGGATTCGATCCTCGCCTTTTACATTATTGCTGATGGCAGCAATCCACAGGCTTTCCTGCATCTGCTGGATGGTTTCAATAACCTGATCCCAGACATGGTTTTTTCCACCAAAACCAAATGCAAGTCGTTCTTTTTCAGTCATTATTGTGGTTGTTGTTGAATTGGTGTAACTCCGATTCGTCCAATCTGAGCGTTTTGCTTTTGCATCACACTCATCTGTAGGCTCTTGATGTAGTTCTGGAACAACTGCTGGAAAATGGGATCCTGTTGCAGGGCCGCCTGTGCCTTGGGATTGCTCTGCATTACCTGCTCCGTGTACTGCAGCTTGGCCTGTGCAGTCGGATCGTTCTCCTGATAAGTGGCTTCGTTCCCCAGCAGCATCATTCCGATGTCTGTCTGAACATCCTTGAACAGTTTTTGTGAAGCCTGTTGTTCGGTCATCACAAGTTCCGCAGCCATTTCAGGCGCAATTGCCTGAATCATCATCTCGGTAAGACGATTGGAGTTCAGCACCCCGCCTGAATCCATCATCTTGATAGCCTTCAGGTACTCAATCTTTTGAGCGATGTATTCCTTGTCCAGATTCATCACATCAAACCTGATGTTGAAATCAAATTCGTTGTGAATCTCAGACAGGTTTTGCGGCAACTGACCACCTGTAATGCGCTGGATCTCCTCAGGAGTCATGTACTGGCAGCACAGGGCAAACATCTGTCTGAAGACGGATCTCCAAGACAACAACCATGTGTTCACCAAAGCCTGCTGCAGCATCTGCGTTACTTGCGGAGGCACAAGTGCGTTGGTTGTGCCAAAGTAAGAAGCGTGCTGCTGCTCCACTCGCTGGATCAAGTCGAACGCAATGGTTGGCGGCCGCGCCGGCGGATCCATGAAGGTGTAGTCGTTGGCGTTGGTCACCGGAAGCTGTACGCCCGGGCCAACCTTGTTCATGGCGCCGATTCGCTTCACAACGCGAATAGGAGGCAGCGTCGAAAATGCGGTGCTGTCTCGAATTGAATCGTGCTGGGCCTTGATCTCGTCCTGATCCGTGGTTGCCAGTTCCGGAATGCCACGGGTGTCTGTGATTGCCCTGCGGATCTGTTCGCGACGGAACTCAACGAAGGGATACTCGCCATGCGCGTAATCCAACCGTTCGTGAATCGCCCAAGAAGAACTGTCTTCGGTGCGGTTGGAGGCTGCCTGCGGACAAATCACCGTGTAATAGATTGCCGGTGCGTTGCCATCCAAGCTTTTTGTGTAGCAGTACACGATTTCCACCATGTTTTGGTAGTTTACACCGTTGTAAACCATCATGGTGGTCGTCGGGAGCAGGTTTATGTTGTAGTAGCTGCTCGATTTGCCCAACTGCTGCAACGCTCGCTCAACCCAGTCCGGATTCCAGCCTTCAGTCGTGATTTTTTCACGCAACTCGACCTCAGACATCCAAGTTCTGCGGAAAATCACGCGGGAACGCTGCAAATCTGCGGTTTCCGGCGGAAAGATGATCTCGTCCCAAGGCTTGAGTGCCACGATCTCAGGCAGGTTTTTGCTGACATACTCCTCATCTCGAGTTGTCTCACCTGTCTCAGCCAGTTCTCGGATCATCCGCTTGGCATCCGACTTACTCAGGTTGGGAATGACAGCTTGGAACACTCCAATAGCCTCATCGGACTGATCCATGATCATCTGGGGCAGTTGCGCGAGCGTTTCGCTGCCAGATACCTGCGCCATTTGCAGGATTTCCTGCATATACACCGGTTGTTTCCGGACGCTGATGTTCTGTTGCCAGCCTACAAAAAAGGCACTCCAGCCGTACTGAAGAGCGTACTGGGCGCCCAAAGTGGCTTCTTTGTACAACTGCTGCGGCATCTTGCAGTCGCGGATCCAACGCAACAGCGTAGTAGCAACTTGAGACTGCTCCACATGGGTCATGTTCACCCCGTCAGCACGAATCTCAGATTTTTGGAAAGCTGTAACCAGCAAAGAGGTCAGCTCGTTACAGGTAGCGTCGATCAGCCTTGCTCGAACATCGCTGGCACCTTCAAAAGGCCACGCCGGTTCTCCGTTCGGACGGTTTTCGGAATGCTTCTTCCCGTCGTCTGTCTGACCGGGCCAACGACAAAACCGGATGTTATCGAACTTCGTAACCAAATTCCCCTGAGAGGAATTGATCATCGCACGATTGTATTCACTCAAAAGCTCGCCAACATGAGGCTCCTTCGAGGCAATCGCCAAAACATCGGTGTTGTAGTCGAGCATAATGTATAGAAATCTTGAGTGCTAATAACTGCCGCACTTTGATAGTCTATCCCATAGATTTTTCCATATGGGATTATTGGTGTGCATCGGGTGCATCGCTACAAGGTAACCCAAGGCATCAATTGGATCTTTGGATGCACCCTTTTGACCATCTTGTCCAGTCCATTCGCGCAAAGACCAAATCAAATTCTTGCAACTTTCATGCACCATTAAGCGTGGATGATTTGATTTAATATCTAGTGGGAGTTCTCTGTCAAAGCACAGCAGATCATTGATGATCATAACCCGTTCTTCAACAGGAACACCGGCAGCCGGGATGAAATACAAAGGGTTGTCTGAATCGTGCAGCATATCCAGCAGCGTGATTCCACCTTCTTTACTGATGGTTTCGGTGCCGGCCGACCTTGGGTCGATGTAGCGTTCCGCGATCTCTTCCGATTTGTCTTTGTCTGTCTCGAGCGACCAAATGAGGTTGGTGTACTCGTTGATTCCCCTGCCTGCACCTGCTCTCTGTGCCGGCCCGGGCTTTCCGTCTGCCTTTTCGGAAGGTAGTGCCCATTCACCGTAGCTTGGGTCCGGCCATTCTCTGTAGATCCAGACAGTACCATGCTCGTCCACTCTGGCCCAGAGCATGAACCAGTTTCGGGCGCCGGCTGGATCCGCAACCATGTAGTTAGTGCCGGACGAGCACAACTCGGTGACTGGTTGCGAAAAGATGTTCTGTTCTCCGAACATCGGAAACTGGGATCCTGCTGTCTGATCTGCCCAGCCATAGGCGCGAATCTTGATATCATGTGAGCTACGCCCCTTGAGCGTCTGCTTCATCCGGTCCCAGTTGTTGTACGGATTCAGCTTCGAGTGGAACCAAATGCAGCCATGCTTCCCGTAGATGCCTTCCGCCATGTAGGGCATATTCCCCTTGGGCACACTCAAGACATTGTTGTCCGGCAAAAGCTCGGATTCTTTCCAGTCGGTAATCTTGGCAGTCGTGATGAACTCCTTTACAACTTGCGTGTAGCCAAGAATTGGCGTGAAGGTGACGATCAGTTTTCCGTTCCGCGTGACCAACCGGTAACGAAGTGTCTCCAGCCAATCTTGAGGCACCAACTCATCGCACCAGACAACATCCACCTCACCACCTTCTACAACCTTGATGTCTTGTGCGTAGTTCAGGAACCAGATCTGGTTCTTCATGTACACGGCCGTGTTGTCTGAAAAGCCATTCTTCTGTGTCCATGCCACCTGAATCTGAGCACTTCGTCTGGCTTCCTTCAACTCCCTCGGAAGATACTTGTGGAACACATTCTGTTGCATCGAGACGCTTGTCATGTGCGTGGTGTGGAGACACCAAATGTTTAAGCCACGCTTTGCAGATCGTTCCTTCAGCCAAGCCGGCATCGTCCCAGCCAAGTCCATTCCCACAAAAGCCTGAGCCACCCTTTTCGCTGCGTATTCTGTCTTTCCGGCCCGGTTCCCACCAAGGATCAAAATCTCGTTCTTAGTGTCCAAAATCCTGTCAGCGTCCGGCCAAGCCGTCAGCTCGTTCCCGTACCGGTAGGGATCTTCCTGTTCTGCTCGAATCCTCTGCTCCCTTGCCAAGAACATCCGCATCACCTCCTGCGGACCAACATTCTCAATCATCCGGAGCCTTTGCTCCTCGTTCGGACACGGGATGATCGGATGGTCAACCATCGGAAACTTGAGCAACTTCTGCACAAGCTTCTCTTTTTGGCTCTCGGACAACGAATTTTGTTCTGTTGGAGTTGACATCTTTGGGGATTCTGACAGTTTTACTGGTGCAGGTCAAAATAGCCTGCCGCGTACCTACTGGCCAACCTGAAACATTGGAGCCACTAGCGAAGACATGGTTCCGGGTGTACCTCCTGACCCGGATTAAAAATCACAGGCTTCATGCTTGTGAGTACTACACAGTCGCCCGCGACAGAGGCAATGCTAGGCTGATCGGGTAGCCATGGGCTGAGACTGTGGATGCGATGCGATAGGGCGACTTTTATACGGAAGTCTTCGCTTTGTGAGTACACCCCCAACACTTAAGCGGCCAACGCTGAGTCTTGGGGGTACTCTGCTCAGGCTCCAAAGCTCCTATTACCGGAAGTACTTACGCTACTGAAGCTGCTGTGGCTATCATGCCAGCCTTACCAAGCACAAGACGGTTGTTAACCACCAAGATCATCTGGCCAACCTTAAGGATGCGGCCTTTCTCTCCGCAAAACACTCGGCCGCAAATATCGGTGTCCACAAACCTTGGGTTCGGGTATCTGCGAATCACCTTCGCAACTGTTGGTGCTTCATCATTCCCCTTCACCACAGTCACAGGCTGGCTGCCTGCTTCCACCTGCGGCTCCTCTTCCTGCTGTTTGTGCTCCACCAAGCTCGGATCTACCACATCCACAGCTTCACCCAAAAAGCCCTTCCGAAAGACAACCTTGAAACCAAAACGGTTTCTCCTTCGCACAAAATCGGTACCTTCCTTGTACCTTTCTAGCGAATATTTTGTTCCATCCCTTTCTTTCACTAATTTCTCGCTAACAGTAAATACATCTCCCATATGTGTTCAAAAACCTTACACATTCCTACGCCGCTCACAAGCGAGAAACAAAGGCGCCCAGAATTCACAAGAATTCCAGCACATTTTGCTGACAACTTTCGCCCTCTCGCCAGAGAAAACTAAGCTGCCAACACCATGTGGAGCATATGCTCACGCCTTTCGATTCCACGCCCGGGGTAACTGTAGCGCAGCAGGTTGCTTGTGGCATCAAAAAAAATCCAGATGGGGGGATGCCTAGGCCTAGAACTTGCCCGGCTTTTTTGGCTCCCCCCCTCCCCTACTAATCCAGTCTGCAGGCTGCAGGCTGTCTGAAGCTGTCTGCAGGCCAGCAGAGAAGGGGAAGGGCTGCAGGCTGCAGGGAGCGGAGGCTGTCTGAACATGGCCTTGCAAGGGACGAGAGGCTGAGCAAGGGAACGCATCCCCTTGAGTATTGCCAAGCATCCCCAGAAGGTCATTCCTTGAGCTTCCCACCGGAGCATCCGCTGCAGCCTCTCGAGCTTCCCCTTGGCTGTCTGCAGCCGCTTGTCTTTGCCAGCGTCAACGGTGCTTTGCCTCATACCGGGTACGAACCGTTGCAACCCGGATGCACCCAAAAGGTTCAGGCTGTCGTGTTCGCTTTTGTGTCAGGGATTCTTGAAACAAAAAAAGACAAGAAAAGCTTGCAAGGTTTGCTTTCTGTCTTATCTTGGCATCTCAGTCTTTTCTCCCACGGTGGGAGCGGAGCTGAACCTTAAACGAAACAAAAAAAGACACTTGTATGTACAACAGAAACGAAACCTTGTCAGGAGCGGAAGCCAGAGCATTTTTGCGGAATTGGCTGAGGGAGAACGGTGTAGCTTCCAAGCTTGCCGATTCTCTGACAATGGCCGAACTGAATGAAGCTTGGACGGACCAAAGCAACACGAAGCTTGAAAGCCTGAAGACGGAAAGAGCGGCCGTTCCCGCTTCCGTTCCCGCTGCAGCTGGAAACGAAACGGCCGCGCAACTAATGCTTCAGGCTTTGTCTTTGGTGCAGACTAAGGCGGCTTTGGACGAAAACAGAGTGAAGGAATTGATCAAGGAACACTCGCAACCAAAGGAAATTAGACACTCTTTCGTCCTTAAGGACGGTGAAGAAGCCAAAACGACTGGCCGCCGCGAGCACGCCTTTTTCCCCTTGATCGTCGCTTGTCTTCAGGCTGGCGTGCATACTTGGCTGGTTGGACCTGCAGGCTCTGGAAAGACGAGTGTGGTGGGGGCTGCAGCGTCTCTGTTGGGCAAGGAGCACCGCGCTGTTTCCGTTTGTGCTCAAACAACCAAGACAGATCTTCTCGGCTTCATTGATGCTACCGGAGTGTATCGCAGTACGGCTTTTCGGGAGGCTTTTGAGAAGGGCTTTGTGTTTTGCTTGGATGAAGCTGACAACGGAAATCCGAATGTACTTGCTGTCCTCAATGCAGCCCTTGCCAATGGGGAGATGACCTTTCCGGATCGCACCGTCAAAAGGGGGGACGGGTTTGTTTGCGTAGCCTGCGCAAACACTTGGGGAACAGGGGCTTCCGGAGGATATGTAGGAAGGAATCAGATTGATGCGGCCACACTGGACCGTTTCTTCTTTCTCGAGTTGCCTTTGGATGAAGGGCTTGAGGCTTCTTTTCTTGGCTTCTCTGACATTCCTTCCCCTGCTTTTGACCTGCAGGAGGGCGATGTACCGTCTTCAAGGGCTTGGCTCGAGTGTGTCAGGCTTGCCAGAAGGAATGCCGAAAAATACAGCCTCAAGGTTATGATTGGCACTCGTGCTGTCATCATGGGTGAAGCCCTTGCAAGGATTGGAGTTGGTAAGGATTGGTTACATAAAGGGCTTCTGTTCAAATCCTTGGAAAAGACAAGCCAAGACAAGCTCCTGCAGCAAGACTAAGCTTTCACTTAAGAAACTAAGAACATGGAAAAGCATATCAAACTAAGCTTCCGAAACCTGACGGAGTTTTTCGCGTACACCCAGAAAGTTCACGGCAACGAAAAAGCTTCTGATCGCATTAAGGAATCGGATTTTAACTGTTTCCAAGATTGGAGAAGCTGTTTTCACGCTGCCTTAACAGGCTGGCCTGAAGGGCTTGCAAGAGTGAAGGATCTGTCTGAAGCCCTTCTCCAGAAGGTAGGATCGGCGATGCTCAAGGAGACCTACTCGCCTTCCGAAACAGGCCTGTTTTTTGATGTAGGCTTGGTGCTCTCCGGTGAGCCGGAAGCTTGGCTGGAAGTATCTCAGACAGAAGAGACAGCCAAGGGGATAAAGCTGGTCACCATTGGGTTAAACTGCACGGTATCATGCGGGATTGATGCTAGGGTCATCCGGGAGCGTGGAGCGGCCGTCCTTGCCCTTGTGCAGCTTCTGGAACAGGCGGGGCGGTCCGTTTGTGTGAAGGTTGGAATCGGCGTAGATGGCCGCAACGGGAGCAAAGACTGCAGCCTCGAGGCTAGCCTGACGCTGAAATCCTTTGGGGAGGCTCTGGACGCTGACAAGCTCGCCTTCTGGCTTGTGTCTGAAGACGCCTTCAGGCGCTGTTTCTTTCGCGTGATGGAAGCCGCTCCCATATGGGAGGGGCTTGGGGCCAAGCTTGGCTCGGGTTACGGTAGCGTCAAACAAGACTGGCTTCCTGAAGGAACGGAAATTGGCCTTAAGGGGCTTCGCTATGGTGGCGGAGATGACTGGACCGAAACCAAGACGGAAGCATGGATTAAAGGCCAGCTAAAAGCCCAAGGCGTGAGCATCACCGAATAGGGAAGGGATGGAAGGCGAGAGGCTTTCCCCTCAAGGGGGAAGGCCTTTCCATTCCCTTCCTACCGTGGAGGGCAACCAAAAAGCATATGAGAACACGACTAACAATGATTGCAGCCCTTTGGGCTTTGTTTGCCTTGGATGCCTTAGCCTTAGCCTCTAGGGCTGGACGCCTTGAGGCTTGCATATGGGGCTGCCTTGCCCTTCTGGCTGCAGGCTTGGGGCTTGCCCTTTGCCAGCCCTTATTCCCTCAAGACTAGGGAGCTGCACGCTTAAGGCGACACTTACAACAAATCCACTACCCACCATAGCTACTACCAAAAAAAGATTGCACTTTTTCCTTGCAATAAAAGGTGAAAATCCCTAGCAATAGGAACGGGCCGAAAAATTTTCGGATCCGAAACTACAAACCAAAAATGAGAACTGAAACATCGCTCACGCTCCGCTTAGGAGATGACATTGGCACAATCGTCAAAACCGGATCCGTCTGGGTCTGGAACATCATGGGGCAGTCCGGCACCTCAGACAGTTTAGAAGATGCGACCGACGACATGATCGACGAATGGAACATTCAACACGACAACGACTAGAACTCACCAAAAATTTTCGACATGAAAAATCAAGACAAAATCACCATTTTCAGGTCCATGCCCGAGCCACAGAACACCACGGAGATCACACTCTCGGTTCTTTTGGCGGCGGCCGCAAAACGGTTTCAGCCGGGCAAGCTTGTCTGTACCTCGCTCGTCAAAGACACATTCTCCATGGGCTGGGTCACCAAATGTTACTGCCGACACCTTGTGGGAGACTGGGGGGATCTAGACAACGAAGACCTTGAGGCCAACGAAAGCGCACTCCAGCAAAAAGGCCGCCTGTTGTCTCACTACATCCACTCAGACACTAAAGAGCGGATTTACATTATCACCGAACACGACCGCAGCGTGACAACGATCTTGCTCCCAATGGAGTATTAGCGAGAAGGCTGCCGCTTGCCGGTCGCTTTGTGGGCGGCCGGCATCGGGCAGCAATCACGCTGCAGACAACACACAAGAAATCCTATGTCTGACAACTACACCAAGACAAAGCTCAAAGCCCTCGTTGACCGTCTTAACGAACTCACCGGAAGCCCGATGCAAACTTATGCGCCCCCGAATGGGCAGGGCACCCATGTTCCTCAGGTGGGAAACTGGCATATCTCCCAAGCATACGGTGGGTACTGCGTGGCTCGGATCGTCACCGAAAGCGGCGGATGCTCGCAACCGATCTGGGAAGGCCATGTCCCGGCACGGTTGGCCTGTCTTCAGACAATCGCTTTCCTGAAAGGTCTCGAGTTTCAAAAGTAGCTCGGTTCTGTCGGTTCGTTTAAGGCAAAAGCCCGCTCCTGTTGGTCGCAGGGGCGGGCCTTCTTCTGTCTGATTAGAGCTTGATGCCGCCAACGGTGGAGCAATGCGCGTCGAAGGCTTCCACGATCTCCTGTCTTATGTCTTCAGGGCAGCCCATTAACCGAACCTCGCGCCAATCCTCGTTTGGATGCTTTTCCCCTACATGGGTGTTCAAGATCTGATTATTCGGAAGGTGCCCGATGCGATGCACCACGCATCCCGTGTCTGCGTACACCTGAGCGATGTAATCGTTTTTGTCGTAGACAATTTTCATAGGGCGACCATGACTCGTTGGCTGCGGCCGGACCGTCCGGGTCTGCGTTCGCCGGTGTCTGAGACAAATCCCTTCCGGATCAAAGCCGAGAACCTTGCCGTGATGGAGGAATATGGAAACTGCGGAAACATCCACAGGATGTCATCGGCAATGGCGCCCCTGCTCCCAAAATTTTCGATTGCCGCAAGTACCATCGCTTCGAGCCGTGTGGTGTCCACGGATTCGGCCGCATCCTTGCTGGTGTCTGGACCGTCTTTCCTCGCGAGCTTATGGGCGGGAGTTCCAAAACTTTTCGAGTACTCAAAATTCCACTCAAATTGTTCTGCTTCGTGTTTCATATATCTATGGTTTTTGGTTTGTCTGTCATTGCTGAAAGAAATTGGGACTGCAAATCATTCGTGTGAATGTGCAGGTTCATGGTGTTGTTCACATCGGGCACCTTCTCCTTGTCCATGGCCAGTAGGATTTCCATCGACTTGGCCAAAGCCAGCGTGGCATCTCGGGCTTCCATCTCAGGCAACAGTTCGGAGATCCGGTCCACGCTATGCTCGGCGGCGTGCTGGAGTTTCTGTCTGATGTTCACCTTGAACATGGCGTTGGCGAACTGTGTGTCTGTGTCCAACGCCCGCAACTTCACATCACCGACAACGGTTTTCGACAGTTTCAGCTTCTCGGCAATCGCAACGATGGTCATCCCGGATGTGTACATCTCGAGGATTTGCTTTCGTGTCTCTTCAGACACGCTGGCCCAGTTGCCCTTGCCGTCAATTTTTTCGATCTGGACACCCATGACATGGTCTTCGATGCGCACTCCGGAAAGGCCGGCCAGTTGTCTGGCTCGGGTTTCGGCCGACTTGTAGACTCGTTTTTTAGCAGGCTTTTTCACGGCTGGAAGATTTTTTGGGTTTCTCAGGTTCGGTTTTATTTGCCCCCATCCTGTCTTTGAATGCAAGCGAGGCTAATCCCCTGCGCCTTTCCCATTGCAAAAGTGCCTGCATCATCGACTTCATGTTCACGCCCAAACTCGGCATATACACCGTCCCGTTTGCAGGCTGGAGATCCTGCATATCCATGGTTCTTTGCGCCGCTGTTCTCATGTGAGTGCCTCTCTTGCTTTGCTGCGTAAAAATTCAACTCGAGTTGTGGAGTCTCCGGAGGCAGGCAAAACACCTGCGGCTATCTGCCACAAAGCTTCCCGCAATTTTTTGTTTTCTGTCTGCTCGTATTCCAATGTCTCACGCAGCAGCAGAATTTCAGAAGCCGCAGCTTCAAGACCAGCGGACATTTTTTCGACGATGCTACTCATTGTGATTCCTCCCATCTACCGAGGATTCCTCGGTAGTTGCCTCCCATTTGCCCAGCGTTTTAAGAAAAGCCTCTGCGCGTTGGCGGGCTGTTGCGCAAAAGAAATCTGGGTCATCCGAATAATCCGCAAGCGTTATAAACGCCAACTTGTTTGCGTAAACTTGACCTAATTTTGGCAAAATAACCTTCTCAGCCTCATGCATTGCATTTAGGTCTTTTGTCCACATTGCCGTGCGAAGGCAAACATGGTCCACTTCATTTTTGGCAGGAGGTAATCCCATGACTCCTGTAATTGGATCAGACACAACACCCTTCCATCCCAAGTGAAGTGCTATTGCCTTGTTGATCTCTTCGTCAGTCATTCCGCGCCCCCTTTCTGTCTGTCTTCCAAATTTTTCAGACAGGACTTGGCAGTTTTGTAGTTCAACCCGGTGTTGTCCGGGCACTCGAGTAGCTCGAGCAACATTTTGGCAACCTTGATTGCCATCTCCCGTTCTGCAATCAGACGGTTCCGCACCAGCAACAGGTGATTACACTCCTGAGTTGCCCGTTTCAGCTTGAACTCAAGCTCGGGGAGCACCACATCGCATGAAAGACAGTTCATGTTATTCCTCCTCCTCTTCGGTGCGTTGGTTCAGACAGTTCTCACACAAACAATCTTCGTGCTTCTCGATAGTCACCGTGAAGGTGACACCGTCAAACTCTCCGCCGTTCACGCGCATCTGAAACTGTGCCGTGTTGAGTCCGTATTTTGCCAGCAACTGGCAAAGTAGTCTTGCTGCGTTGGTGGCTTTTTCTTCGTCTGTCTTACTTGGTGTTTTCATGTAGTTGGTTAAAAAGTGTTACAAAAGCTTTTTTTGCGCAGGCAGGCACCACGCCATTGCCCAGAAGTCGCAGTTCATCTGTTCGTGAATCAGTCATCGATACTATTTGGCCCAGCACATGGACAGTCTGCGTAGTGCCCTCCGCATTTCCAGCAGATGACATCATCGCAGCATGGGCAGGGTTCGCAATCGGCCGCGTACACGATACCATCGTCCAGCCCACTGGCAGGCCCATCAGCGTCTCCACCCAACGCGGGTTCAATCTCATGCTGGTTGTCTCCAGTTGGTTCGGCAAAGTGTCCATCGGATTGCCCTTCCGCTCCTGCGCTCCCTTGCCCCTCGGTCCCTGTGTGTCCCGTGTTGCTGGTGTTGCCCATGCTTTCACTTGTCCTGTCAGCAGCAACTCGCTCTTCCGATTCCCGCCCCTGCTGATCTTTCCGCCAGCCATCCCCTCGGGCGTTGCCCACGACTCTAGCCGGCTCCCATGCGTACTGCGGTTGTCCGGGTCTGGAAGGCCATGAATTGCAACACTCAGATTTGGGTGCTTTCGATTCCCTTGAGTTGTCCCGCCCTGAAGCGAATCTGCTGCATTCGGAGTCGGCCAAGACTTCATAACTATGGTCGTCAGCGACTCCTGTGACCCCTTCATTCCCCGAGTACGATCCTGAAATCCCTGTCTGATCTCCGATGCCACCGGTGAAGGCCAGTTGGTTATCTCCCTCCCCACCGACCTCGCTAGTCCAGCTTGGTTGGAATTGATCTCTCCAGCCACTCGAGATTTGTTGGCATCGTTCGCTGCCGGAGATCCCCATGATGAATATTCTTTTGCGTTGGTGCGGCGCCCCCAGTTCAGACGCTGAAAAAATTCCTGCCGTCGCTTTGTAACCCACTCGTTCCAGTTGTCTGAGGACATGAAGCAAAACTGAAGTCCCGGCTGGATCCTCCCATTCATCCCCTCTGAGTTTTGCTGAGATGATTCCCTCAACATTTTCAAGGAAAACAATGGAAGGTCTGAGGATTCTAATGCCGTCCAAAATGTAGGGAAAGAGGTGTCTTTCGTCTTGGTCTCCTGCTCGTTTTCCTGCTGCGCTGAATGGCTGACAGGGAAATCCTCCAGTAAGGATGTCCACCTTCCCAGAAAACTCTGCCCATGGGAAGGTCTTAAGATTTGACCAAATAGGTGCTGGGTCCAGTTGTCCCGCTTCCATTTTTGCGACCAAGTTCGCGCAGGCATAAGCTTCGATCTCAGAGTAAGCGACTGTGCGCAGAGTTGGGATAGCTCTGCGTAATCCGAGATCAATGCCTCCGTATCCGGCACAAAGGCTGATGTGTGTAACTGTTTGGGGAGTATCCACATTAGTTTGGTAAAAAACTTGCTGTCTTGCCGTGGAAGCGGAGCGTTGTCTGAACTCCGCACGGACCATTGCGTTGGTACGGGATCGAGATTGTCCGGAGTTCGGATCCTTCCTCCTCGTCCAGCTTGATCGCCATGATACAGGTCGCATCCTGCTGGATGGCGCGGCTTTCGCGGGCCTTCCCCTGCTCATTGAGTTGAGTGATCGAGATCACCAGACAACCCAACTCCAGCCCAAGCAACCGCAGGGAACGGGAGACCTCCGCAACCTCACGCTCGCGAGTACCCTCGCGCCCCAGATCGCAGCGGACGAGTTGAATGTAGTCCACCATCAGCACCTTCAAGCCGGTGGGGCTTTTTGCCATCGCTCGAGCTGTGGCGGCGATGCTGGCAATGTCGTACAGGTCGTCCCTGACAACGATGTTGCTGTTGTGAATCTTGGTGACTGCACGGTGAACACCGTCAATGTCGTGCTGTGTCTTCACGCCTTCAGCGAGTGTACGGAGGCTGACGCTACCAAGGCGGGCAACTAAGCGGTCAATGATCTGACTCGCCGGCATCTCAAGGCTGATGATTAGGATCCCTTTTCCCATGTTGTTTGTATTTTCGTGTAGAATTGTGGGACTTGTGCCCGTCAAACCGTCTGACGAGCAGGTCCACTACTATCTCATCGGTCGATTGATTCACCGGCTTTAGCGATTCTTTTTCAATCGCCTTATGGCACTCTTCCTTGCTACCCACAAGCAGCACCTCCTGCACAATTTTTGGTCGTGGGAGGTGCCGGATGTGGTCAGCTACCGTCGTTCGCCGTATGGCTACGAATTTCCCCATTGTCTGAGACCAAGGATTCGATGCTTCAGCGGCCCGGGCCAGAAGTCTTTGCTCTGGCACTCGGCAAAGTAGTCGATGTGGTCTTCGATCTTCTCCTGAGCGGCTTCCATTGCGTCTGAACCCAGTAAGACAAACTGGGCAAAGTGCGGTAACTCGGTGTCCACTACCAGAAACCAGAAGTCGACATCGGTGCCCCAGATTTGCTTCAGACCGTAGGCGTACCACGCCGCTTGAACATCGTACCCAAAGCTCCAGAACTTCCGGTCGAACGCATAGAAATCTGAAGTTGTCTTCAGATCAACAATGACAGGCTTCCCGTTGATGTTGCCAATGATGTCGGGGCGCCCCTTGCATTGCACGCCGCTTCGCTCCCAAAACATCGAGGCTTCGACATAATCAATCTTCACCTCCTGCAAGAGCACCTTTGTAGATGCAACGGCACCGCAGATGCGCACATACTCCTCATTGGTCACAATTTCCTTACCAATGTTGCTCTCGCAGAACGCGGCCCATTCCTCCTTGCCGGCCTTGGTGCGACGGTCCACTTCCGGCCCAACCGCAAAGTCAATTTTGTCTTCCAAGGCAAAACTGTGAATCAGCGTCCCAAGCACGGCTTCCCTGCTGGGCTTCCATGGTTGCATTTTCCGGAATTTGTACTGCGCCGGTGACTGCATGAAGTTGTCGAACTCATGCTTCGATAGACCGTCATTCAGACGGTAAACTTCCATTGGGATTCCTTCTCGTAGTTCTGTGATCATAGGTTGGTTAGCTCTGCTATTTTCTTGTGTAGGTCTTCAATGCTGCCATCGTTGACTACTTCGTAGTCGGCAACAATCTGGCTTTGGTTTAGCTCCGATTCGTGTTCTTCCGCAATTTGTCCGGGCCTGACAATCCGAACGATGATTCCGTATTTGCTGCGCACATAGTCAGCTTCATTTTGAAAACGAACATCTGTGAACACAAACGGTTCCTTAAGTCGTTCGCGCACAATCTGTTTGTTCAGGTACTGAATCCAAAAACGAGCGTTGTAGCGTCTGGCAGCCATCCCAAGATCCTGCAACAACCTTCTACCGTCTTCGTCTTTCTCTCCGTCCCACCCAAAGTAGAAGGCCAAGCTCTTCAGTTCATCTGCAAAAGCCAGCCTGCGGTAGCCTAGCTTTACCAGTCCTCTGGCTGCGGTGTCTTTTCCGGAGCCAGCCAATCCAATCAGTCCTATGCTTTTCATTCGGTTGCGGTAGGTGTTTCAGCGTTTATTTCAAGACCAAGGCAACCCAGCACCATGCCGGATTTGTCTCTGACAAGCTTTGCGGGACTCAGTAGATCTCGGCGTAACGGGAAGGCTTGTCTGACGAGTGCCGGAACAATGAACATGGTTCCCGGCTCCTTGGGCGGAACCCCGGTGACACCATTGATGATGGTTTCCAGAATCGGGATACCTTCGATCTGTGCTGTCTGGATTGTCTGAGCGTTCAGACGGGCCACGCTGCCGGATGGCATGATTGGATCCATGCCACCAACTTTGATTGGATACGGAGTGAGGTTAACAAATGTGATCTTCATTCTGAGATGAGGTTGGCGATGATATTGAGTGCTAGCATTGTCTTTCCACTTTTGGTTTCTCCGCCTATGACCAGAAAGTCCCCCAAGCGGATCGGAGTGATGTTATCAATCTTCTCATAACCTGTCTTGATGCGTTGTGTCGAGTCGTCGCCGGACCGGTAACGATCCATGGCATCGAGCAAGAGCTTCTTGGTGTCCGCAACCTGCGGAGGCATCAGCTCGGTCTGGATGCCGTCCACCTTCATGGCAATTTCATTCACCAGTTCTGGTGTCTGAATGTCCACGGCTGCAATCTTGGCCAAGCCCTGCTGCATGACCAGCATCAGCGACCTGCGCTTTGCCGCATTCTTCACGACATCGAGCAGATCCGGAAGGCAACCTTCCAGAGGCAGCAGCGTGTAGAGTTCGGTCAACTGGTAGAACTGAATCTCGGGAAGACGCTCGCGCAGTTTCTCGAACAAAACGCGGACATCGCAACTCGCGTTCCGGGATGTCTGATCAAGAATGGTCTCAACGACAGCCCGGGAAGTTGGGTCGAAGATGTCTGCCGTGCTGAACTTCTTCTCCGTGATTTTGTTCAGCAGCGTGGTCGGATGGTTGAGCGCAATGGAGGCAATCCCGCGTTCACTCTCAATGGCTTTGGGGATCTCCATTACCAGCTTGCCTCCTGTGTTGCGGAATTGAGCAGGCTGCCTGCCTCACGCTTTTTGGCGACTGACGCAGAAAGTGCTTTCTGCTGCAGGAAGGCCAGCGATTCAGCGGCACGGTTGAGCCAAGAGTTGATGTAGTTTTTCATCCCCTTTCTGGACCGTGTCTTGTGCGGGTTGGCATCAAGCCACATCTTGGCCTTCTGCAACTCACGCCGCAAAAACCAGTCCTGATGCAATTTTAGGAGGTCGTGAACGAATGACGGGTCCGGCGTGTACGGTCCCTGCTTGGTGCGGAACTCGATTTCGCAAAGGTCGCGGGAATCCTGCAGGGCATTCAGTTCGGCTTCACGCTCGAGTTCGAGCAGTTCCAAATCTGGTTTCCCTTTCCTCTTCCCCTCCTTCCCCCCTTCTTCCCCCTTGCATCCCCCTTCTTCCCCTCCTACCTCCCCTTCTTCTATCTTTTCCGTCACTTTCGCGGGCGAGATTTCCTTGCCTTCGATCATGTCCTGAACCGATGCGTACCGCTTGCCACTTGGTTTGAGATCCTCCTTGGTGACGGCCTCGCCAAAGCAATCAACCAGCCCGCCAGCGGCAGGAATGGCAGGTTCTGATGCCACTTGTGGTGTGACAGGAGTCACCGGAGCAGAAGGCATGGAAATGACCGCAGAATCGAGCATGGGGATGTTTACCTCCATGACGGTTCCGGACGGGTGCGTGACTTTGATGACAATGTTCATGCTAGTGGTTTGGCTTCTTGTCGATGCGAAGGGTTGCTTCAGCCTCTGTGTAGCCGCAGGTAATCAGTCCCTTGATGAGGTCAGGAAGGGACGGTTCGCTCCTGTCAGGTTTATACAGGAAATGATCGAGGTGCGGCCAACGGTCCACGCATTCGCGTATGCTGAACCAATCCCACCAAATGATGTAGGCAACATGGTGCCGGTGCTTCTTCGGCACGGTTAACACGCGGCGCAGCCACTCCTCGCCGCTGATTGCCCTGAAATGACGCAGTCTAGTTTTGTTCTTAGCCATAAGTAGTTTTCGTTTAATGGTCTGCGTGTTGTACAGATGCGCAGCCCCTGACTGGTCTCTCCCAGTTGTCACGCCCATTGACACTTAGCGGCGTTCCCGATCTGGCGTACCAGATTACTTCGGAAGCTTCTTCAAGCCTTCCATGCCTTCTCGGAGCAACTTGAAAAACAGTTCCGAACTGATCGTCACACGCCACGGTTTCCTGTCCCGTTTGTGTGCGACAACCCAGTCCTTTAACTGGCCGGCATCTCTGCTGGCCTGTTCGATGGCACTCTCGAGGTTCAATGCCTGCACGCACTTCACCTCGAAGTGTAATGCAGCCAACTCCTCACAGATGACATCCGGACTGTCTGAACCTCCGGCAAACTGTTGTCCGCGACGAGCGGTGAAACCCTCCTCACGGAGGACATCACGCCACATACGCTCACCTCTTGCTCCTTTTTGGCGACTGTTCATTTGAGAACCAGATGCGCTAGTAGCAGTAGAAGGCCAAGAAAGATGATGCTGTCTACCATCCAGCCTCCTGCTCGAATTCATCAACCTTCTTCGGTGCAGCCAAGCCCGGGATCTGGTCGTCAGGCTCGAGTGCCTCAGGCTGCGGCATGGTGGAAACCGCTGGCTGACCAATCGGAGTCTTGAGGTGCTGGTGAAGGCCAGCCCTGTCTGCGCTGATGAACAACGAAGACACAAGGGCTTGGAAGTGTTCCGGGGCCAATGTTCCGAAAGACTGCTCAATCTTGATCTGCGCCGATTTGGCTGCAGCGTAGCAATGCATATACAGGCGCCCCCTGCGGATCACTTCTTCCTCGACGGAGATTCCGCCGGAAGGTTGCGATTGTTTTGGTGCTGCTGCTGCTCGAGCAGGAACCTGCGCACGGTAGTTGTCCACGGCATTCTGGTCGTCCGTGATGATCGCACACTTTTCCGTGATCTTAAGTTCGTTCGTGTCCGAGTGCTTGGAGTACTGGACATTGATGCCCTGAAGCCCCTTGTTGGTGGCTTGGCTCTTGATCGTGACCGTCTGGCCAACAAGCGGTTGCAGGTCATCGGGGAGCCAGAAGCTGGCCCGAACTTCACCGGTTGCGTCCTTCAGGATGCACGCTTGCACCCTCCAAGGACCGTACTTCCCTTCACCAGTTTTGGGTGGGAATGCTGCCTTGATTTGGACTCGCATTTCTCCAATTAGGGAGCCGTCTGCGAGGTTTCCAATATCCTGAACTTGAGCTACTTTCATGTGTTGTTTTTCTTGAGGTAAGAACGGACTGGGCAGTCAGCGTCTGTGCTGGCTGCAATCACCAAGTCCGGCCCTACATCGTAACACATCGGCACAAGGCCGCAGTAACTTTAGCGTTTTTTTGCGGCCGCCGCTTTTTTTGCGGCTTCCTTCTGAACCCTGTAGGCAATGGCAACCGCTTGGTCACGGGGCTTGCCGTGCTTGATCTCGGTGCGGATATTTTGGACGAACGCTTTTTCGGATTTGGAGTGTTTGAGCGGCATACTATTTTCTCGGTTTGATGGGTGGCAAACTCTTCATGTCATCCATGACTGCCTTGTCTTTGGCAGCCCGGATGTTGTCTGAAATTCCAATTTGCTTGCCGTTTTGGTCGAATGTCCGAAACTTGCCGTTCACAGCTTGGATGGAGTACCCGGTGATTCTGTCTCGCAGAAACTTTCCTTCACCCAAGGTTTCTTCCTTGGTGTTGAGGACGCTGAACGGGATTGGAGGAACTTCCTTTTGCAACTGGTCTTTCGACACAAAGTAGCTCTTCAGGACCGCATTGATGCGCGGCATATTTTCCGGCCGCAACGGGAGCAGAGCTTCGATTGCCAGATTGGGATCCAGCATGGCATCCACCTGAAACCGTTCAACCATGTGCTCAAGGCCACGGTTGTACACGCTGCTAAACATATCTCCAAGCCAAGTAAACCGGTTGAATGCGGAGCTTTTTGGTGTCAGTCCTTTGCCTAGTTTTGAGATTAACCCAAGCAGGTTTTCTTGAGTTTGAGCCTCCATTGACTTCTGCAGACCAGTAAGATCCATCGTGGGCGATGACCCGGGCGAAATCTGTTGGGTGCGACTCCAAGCTTCCATTTGCTCCCGAGCCATATCCATGGCTTTTAGCTCAACGGAGTCAGGGCCAAATGCTACATCAAGAATCTGGCGGATCGGAGAAGTGCTTTTCATCATTCCGTCCAACTTAGCCAACGACAGGCCAAGTTCACCGGGTGCAAGAGGTCTGTCTGGTTGATTGTCTGCAGACAACGGTCTGCTGTTTTTTTCAACCGCTTCTCCAATAAACTGCCTGAGAGCATTTCTAAGTCCCTGAATGGCTTCTCCAGAAGCATCCTGCGCAGCCATTTGCACCACTTGCTGCATTGATCCAACGGGATCTCTAGACGCAAGGACTTCTCCAATTGCAACCTGCGGATCTGCCCCTACAAAACTAGTGAAGGCATTTGCTTTGGCTTTGCTGATAAGCTCCGCTTGTTGGTCTTTTGCAAGCGACAGCAAAGCATCTCGTTGTTCTTTTGCAGCTTTTCTTTCCTGCTTTGGAACATGATCCGGTTGGATTTTTGGTACCTTCTTTGCAGCTTTTTTTGCTGCTTCAGCAGCGTCCACAGACAACTCTCCGTTCCGAATGTCTCGAATGTGGTCTTCGAGAACAGATCGAGCTTCAGGAAAGGAATTGAGGATTTCCGATTGCTTGGAGTTTCTAATCCAAGCTGTCATGCTCTTGGAGGTTTCTCCTCCCTCCTGAGCCAGTTTGTGAACAAACCAATCGGTGACGGCTTTAATTGCTTCCGGACGCTCTTTTAAGGCCAAGCGCAGTTGTTGCGCAGCACTTAGATCTTGAGTGCCGGATTTACCTGAAAGAATTTTGTCGATGGTTTGCTCTGTGGGTACGGCATTGCGTGAGGCAACTACCTTGCCAATCTCACCATCTCCGTAAAGTGTCATGGCCTCACTCCACGCCTTGTTGGCCTTTTCAAGTTCGGGCCAAGCTTTGCCAGCAGCATCGAGATCCAGCTTCATCCCCTCCCGAATCTTTTGGAGGACTCGAACGGTGTTGTCTTGGCTATTGTCTGCGGCTTCGCTGATTGCCTGATTGATGTTCCTGTAATCAGTAATGAGTTCGGCAACACTCCGTTCGTGTAGCGGTTTTCCTTTCTTGCCGTACACGGGCTTTCTGATTTTCAGAAGCCGAGACACAATCCCGGGGGCAATAGCTCTGTCTTTTTTGCCACTCTCACCAAAGCCTTCGCTGCCCTGACTCCACTTCAACGCCTTGTAGGTGTTGTCAAAAGTGGTTTTGGCCTTGATTGCTTTTGGTGTCTCAAACAACTGGGATGCAGCTGCAATGACCGTATCTCCTTCAGTTTTTAAAGCATTCCGTACTGCTTTTGCAGCAGGCTCCCGTGTACCTGCACGCACTTTGATGCTTTCAATGGCAGCTTCAAGGTTGCGAAGCGTCAAAGCTTCTGCCGTTTCTGCGTTGATGATGCCCTGCTTTCGAGCAGCGTGCGCTGCAGCAGACTGGCGGATAGCAGCGTCGATGGTGTCTGCGTATTGTGTCTGCCCAGCTTCAGACAAGGTTTGGTACAATTGATTAGCTTCAGCCAGCACATTGTTATACCAGTCTTCAGCAAACTGTCTGGTAGCAGCAGGTGGCGCCCCTTCAGGCGCAAGTTCACCAGCAAGATTCATGGCAATTGCCCGCTCGTTGGCCGCAGCTCGTTCCGATATTCTGGAATCGGCAGTTGCGCCCAAGACACGCTGCATACGAGCAAGCATACCACCAACCAAATCGCCGCTCATTAACTGCACGCCATTTTGGTTTACTTTACCGGCTTCTTGAAGCCTGAAGATCGCATCAGTTCTGGCATCTTCAGACACATTCTTTTGGAACAGTTTGTTCCGAATCTCCAAAGCCTGCTTTGTAGTAGATCCCAGTCGATCATGTAGCAACCTGCCAAGGTTGTTGCTCTCGAGTGCGCCGCCGGCAATAAGACCTTGGAAGACACGCTCCGGGTCAATTTCCTGACCTCGATAAAGATCCATTGCCGCTGGAATGGTGGCGCCTATCCCGGCTGCAATGCCAATCCTTTTGGCAGCAGGAACATCAATATTTGCCAGCGTACTGCCAGCAAAATTTAACACCTGCTTTGGCATTTCTCCCGCCGCTATTTTTGCGGCAGCGTTGTTTGGCCCAATGAAGATTGGTTTTTCGGTAACAAGGCTTGGGACAAGTTCTCCGGCCAGCCTAGACCAGCGGGTTGACCTTTTCTTTTCGTCAAAAACCTGTTGAGCAAGATCTCTTGAAGAAGATGGAAAGAGTGACTCTTGAAGTGCTCCACCAGCCATGCCGCCGGCAACCGCAAACGGTATGGCTCCGTAAGTAAGCGGCGATGCTGCTGCGCCAGCAAGACCACCTACAATGGTAGATCCAATTGCGCTAACGGCACCTCGAGCAGCGGCGCCCAGCATGGTAGCGTCCATCTCCTGCTTGTACGGACCCCAATGTGAGTTGAAGGCTCCAAATTTAGAGTCAGCTTCAAAATCAGGATCAAGCAACCTGTTTTGTACAGCAGCATCAAGCACTTGTCTTGGTGTGCGAACCGAACGCTCCTCTCCGTTCTCGATGTATTTTAAGGAATACGGATTGACCGCTCCTGCAGACAAAAGAGAAAAGTCTCTGGCAAACTCTTTTGTGATAAAACCATCAAGCGTGTTCCATGTCTCCTCGCGTTCGGTTGGCAGAATCTCAGGACTGGACGGTTCTACCCTTTGAATTCCACCACCCTCGAGCGGAAAAGCCAGTTCCGTAGGCACTCGTTCAACATTCGGAGGAATGAACAGCACATCATACTCAGATCCTGTCTGAGGAGCATCAGGCTGCAGAAGGATGTCGTATTCGCTGGGCATATTATTGTCCTAGAATTCTGCGTGCGGCAGCTTTGTGTTGCTCCGTTGCGTTGGGATCGTTGAGTGCTTTTCTGGCAAGTTCTGCTCTTGGATCCATCGATTGTGTCCGGGAAGATGTCCCGGTATTTGTCTGAATTGGAGCCTGTGCAGGGTACTGAGATCCAGCCATTTGCGTTCCTCCCGCCCCTGCCATTGCCGCTTCGTTGGCCAATCTTTTGTCCCGTTCGTTGACCGATTCGAGGTAGTTAACACCAAGACGCTTCAGGTGAAATGGACTGGTGCGTTCAGCAAGAAGCCGTACATTCTCGTTGTGCGCCATTGCAGAAACATCCTGCATGGATCTGGCGACATTAATCATCCCTTTTGGGTCTCCAACGAACATATTGGAGAACAGAGAAGACAGATTTCCTACTGCTTCATCTCGGTTTTTGGGATCAGACAACCATTTGGCAAGGATGTTTTTTGCCTCAAAAACTGGTCTTCCATTAATTTGTGTTTGAAGTTGAGTAGGGATAATTTGACTGTATCGAAGAACAGCTTCAGACAGACCAACTGCGTCTGAACCCCATAGGGAGTTCAGTTCCTTCATCAAACTGGTGCGTCCGTATTGAGCTGCAGCTTCCTTACCTTCCGTATCCAATAGGCGTTGCATCTCATCAACGCTTTTACCAAGCCGAAACGCACTTTCGTACCTTGGCTTTGTGCTCTGCGCAGTTTCCTCGGATTTTTTGAAAATGTCGGTGTCAACAAAGTCTTTGGGTTCACCGTACATATCCTTAATCCTCTCCCGCTCAAACTGAGCAGATTTGGAGTTGGGATCAATTGCCTTCAGGGCAGCATCGCGTTCCAGACGCTGGGTGAAAGCCTGAATGTCGTGAACAATGGCAGGTGCCTGCCTGTCTTTTTCGGGAATGCTTTTTACGAACTGTTCAATTTGAGCCATCCCCTCTGCACGGTGCTTTTCGGCTTCTGCCAGCCTTCTAGCTTCAGCCTCCTGAGCCTGACGCATCTGGCCCTGTCTGATGGCCATGATTGTCTGGACAGCAGGATCTTTCAGGTATTTTTGTACCCCAGCAAGTGCCGGATCTTGTTCCGGATTTTCAGCGTTAGCGTCTGTCATAAACACCACCTCCGATGTTCATTTTTCTTTCTTGAGTAAAATTAGGTACAGGCGCAGTTGGCCGGGCAACTCCACCGGGACCAAGGATAAATGCACCTCCAGACACAGCTTCAGACACAGCTTTAAAGCGAGCCAAATCTTCCTCTGCTTTAAGCCGGTCTTGTTGCAGCTTCTCGTTAGCCTTGAGCTGTTCTGCCTGCCTTGCAGCCGCAGCCTTTTGCTCTTCAGCCGCAAGACCGGCCTGAATGTTGCCGGATGTCTGCAGCTTATCCATTGCGTGCTTCTGAGTAACTGCGCCGCCGATGTATTCAAAAGCACGCTTGTACAGAGCACTTTTTTCGGCGTAAGGTATGTCTGAATTGGAGGTATCATCAAACATAGTCTTCATTTCCGGAGTCATGAACTTTGTGAGCGTGCCAAGCACCTTTTCGTCGGCCGCAACTTCCGTCTTCAGCTTCTTGTAGTCAGCATATGCGCTGGCGGCCGATGTGATGCCTTTTGCAATCGCAGCCCCGGCGCCTTCGTATCCAGCCTGTAGTGTCTTTCCAATGTTTGCTCCAGCCTCCAGAATGCCCTGTCCCATCATGGACATGGCTCGAGGTGCTTCACCTTGGTACGGATTGAGTGGTTTCATAGAAGGACTTTCTGGCTTCTAAACAAAGCGCACTACCTGCCTTAAACTGCCGGCAAGCCTGTGGACGGTGTTCATAAATTGTACACGAAACAGATTTGCCAACAACTCCAGACAAAGCTGCACATCTGTTGTTGCAGGTTTTGAGCAGCGGGTAGTCATCTCGAATCAGTTCCGGTGGTATCCCTGCTGCATCAGCCCTGTCCCGGCGCAGCACAGGCCAACTCCATTTGTGGCTGCAGCAGGCTCCGCAAGTCCTGCAGTCCAGATCTGACATTGCAGTACTCTGAGACTGGTTGTTCGTGCAGGACTCGCTCATGGAAGTTCTCTACTTGGATTCCAAATTTAGGGCAATGCACAAACTTACCAAGTCGCTTGTCCACACAGTTGAAGCAGGCATGAACATAGTCCGAGTTCATGTGCTTGTTGGGCTTGCTGACCACATTTTCGTCGTAGCGAAACCGGTCAAATGGAACCTCGTTTGTTTTCAAGTACGAAGCCACATCTTCGTCCGTCCAAGTTCTGAGCGGAAACCACATCTCGGTGTTTTGGCCCAAAGACTTTTTATCGACCTGCAGAGGGATACTTCCGGTAATGGGATCCTCGTCGCTGTTTTTGTGTCCGCACAGCAAGACATCAAAGTCAGACACAATGTGTCCCTTGGGCCGGTTCAGCCATTCCTTGCCGCACACCCAAGGAGACTCCGCATCCATGGGTTCGGTTCCACGCATTACCTTCAGCACACCTTCCCCAAGAGAGTATGTCTCACAGACATCAATCCTGTTGTTGCCATGCGTCAATGCCACCGATATGGGAACCCAGTCGTGTACGGTCATGCCGTACAGTTCCTGCAGTCTGTGGTGGAATGCGTACTTGTGAGACAAAAACGGGAGCTTAAAGTGAATGACCTCAATGTCCGGCCGGATGTTTCTGGCAAGATCAAGCAACACGGTGCTGTCTTTCCCGCCACTCCAGAGAACCGCAGGTCTTTTGGCTGCACACAAAGCAAGCCGTATGATGTCTTGAGCCGTCATTAAAATGCTATTCCTGCGCCAGTAAGTAGCCCGCCACCAATTGCACCAATCATACCCATTTGACCAGCACTCTTGGCTGCGTTGGCTTGAGCCTGCGCCCCGGCCAAGTTCATCTGTGCGTTGTACGCCCCGTAAATGCTTCCCATCCCCGTTTGCGACTCCGGATTGAAGTACTGCGGTCCAGCCTGCTGTTGCATTGCCATAGCCATCTGCTGCGCCTGTCCTTCCTGACCTTGGAGAATCGGTTGCTTGTAAAAAGCCTGAAGGATTGGAGCTTGGGCTGCCTGCAATTGAGACATGGCACCAGCACCCAACGCGGCCTGTCCGGCCTGTGCTTGAGTGGAAGCCATGTAAGTTTGCTGATCAGCCTGCTGGCGTTGCAAGGCTTGTTGGAAGGCAGCCTGCTGCTGCGCCATGCCGTAGCCAATTGCGGCCTGTTGCCGTTCCATGGATTGCGCAATCGCAGGCTGGTAGATGCCTTGAATTGTGCCGGCGGCCTGTTGGGCGTTGGCTAGGCGTTGCTGATAGCGTTGATTGGCAACCTGAGACCGGTTGAGGATCTCAGCACCAACAGCTTGGTTGCCCAGCGCAGTTCCTCGAGCGGCAAAGGCAGACCGTGCTGTCTGATCAGCGATGCGTTGTTCTTCCGGAGTCAGTCCACGACCGGCTGCCAACTCCTGTCTGGAACTCTGTTCCAGATACTTGGCATAGTCCGCCATCCCGGGCATGGTGCCCAGATATTGGTTTACCGACCTGCGATCCAAGTTTTGGATGTTAGATGCCAGTCCTTCGTTCGGAATAAACTCCGACGGGGTGTACTGCGTCTGCATTGCCGGCATCATTGGCAATGTCTGAACAGCGTAATCGGGCTGCGGAATGGCAGAAGTTTGCGCAACTTGAGGGGCTGCGGCGGGTGCTGCAGCAGACGCCTGAGAAGCCATTGCGGCAGCAGGATCGTAGTTTGCCATGTAGGCAGACATCTGTTCTGCCTGTTGCGGCGAGTTTTGATTATAAGCCGCAAGATCTGTTTTATACTGAGCAATTCTAGCGTTTTGTTGATCAATCTCTGCCTGATTTTTTACAAAGCTTTTGTTTCCTCTTGGGTAGTAACCATAAACCGGAGCAATAGGGGCGCCGGGATCGGTGGGAGGCAAAGCAACCGCAGGTATATTTGTCTGAGCTTGTTGAGACAGTTGCAGGAATCTGTCCGACAAACCTTGATCAGTTTGAAGATCGGCAGCAGGTTGCTGCTGGGTTTGCTGCGCAGCGACAGGAGCCATCCCTGTCTGTTGAGCAGCAGGAGGCATGGAAACCATGGACGGCATCATCTGCTGTTGAGCAGGAGGAACAATCCTTCCGTAGGGATCCCGAACCGCATTTTGATAGGACGCAAAGACAGGTCGATTCAACGACTGCGCCATTGCTGACTGCGCCAACTGACCGGCGCCAGCAACAGCTTGCGCATACCCCGGGGTCAGCGAATTAAACGCTTGCTGGTACTGCGGAAGAGCTGTCTGAAGTTGCTGTAGTTCGGCCGCACGATTGGCCTGATTGTACGCAGCTTCCATCTGCGCAATCTGCGGATAAGCCTGCTTGGCAATATTGAGTGCCTGCTGCGCTTGAAACGCCTGTTGGGCCGCCTGAAGGACATTGTAAAGCGGCTGGTACTTGGCTTCCGAGGCATACACCTGCGGCGCCATCTCCACTTGTGCTTTCAGGATGTCGCGCATCGACTCCTGATAATTTGGAGCCTGTGGGGACTGAATGACTGTATCTCCTCCGCCCATAAGACAGAATTCTTTCTAGTTTCCTAAAGGTTAACGGAACTGGTTGTTTCTTTCTCCAAGTGTACAGTTCCTTTACGGGGTGCTTGGTTTCTAAAAATTGTCTGAGAACTTCGGCGTGAGCTTGGACATTGTCCGCCCATACTACATGGGCAGTCCATATTCCATTTTCATCAGACCAATTCCAGTCAAAATCTCGCTTACCGGGATGCGCTGTTGAAACACCTCGAATCTCACCGTTTTGTTCGCTCCAATAGATTGAGTTGTGGACTCCATAAAAGGAAAGGTAGTTCTCAACTTCATTTTTAGTTGCGTGCCCAACCATTTTGAGATGGTCGAGCGACTTGCGGTAAAACGCCTCAACTATTTTGTCCCAAAGTTCCAGAGTTAGTTTTTTCACGATTCATATGCAATTATAAACTTGAAGGAATAACAGCAGAGATTGTAAACGAAGCTGCCCAAAGCGGATATTGCGCTCCGTCTGCGGCTCCTATAAAAAACCCTATGTGGCTTCCTGTTCTGGTTGATCCAAATCCTTCAGGAACATCCTGATTGTATAAATAAGTCGTTCTTCCAACATCCCTCATCGAGTACGCAAGAGATCCTGTATATTGATACAAATTTGCAGATCCAGAAACTTGATCGCACCTAACTGGACTAATTGTTGCCAAGCCAGCAGGTTGACCTGTAACAATGTCGTTAATGTAATTTACATAGTACTTGGATAAAGCGGTCATATCCATGTAAATGCTCTTCACATTGTAACCGTACTCGTTTGTTTTAAGATTGGTAGAATCGTAAACAAGAGAAAGCTGAACACTTCCGCTGAAAGCGGTTGTCTCCGGAGTCGTGATTGTAAAAGTTCTGGCAGCCAGATTCGTGGTTGTAATCTGGTACAATCTTCCGGTTACACCGGCAGTTCCGGTATTGATGCCAATGTACTGAAATTGAAAAAAGAATGGAACGGTAGGATCGTAGTACCTAGACGGCAAAGATCCATAGCTGATGGTCATTTCAGACGATCCGGCCGTTCTTGATCCAATTACGGTCAAAAACCTACTGGTATCTACCGTGGTGCTAGGAACCGTTGCGTTGTAAAAATAGGCAGACGCTACCAGTTTTGGAGATGTAGCAATCAGGCTATCAAGGTAGTTCTTGGTAATAACATCAGTTGATGCACTAGGCGTGTTTGATGTCTGAACACGACCAAAGACATATGTGCCAGCAATATTGGCTCCTCCACGCGGAATCGTGGTGTCATCTACATACCCTTTGGTTGCTGCTCCCAAAGCCACGGTTGGACTGGTTGCCAGCACTACAGGCCCAGTAAAAGTGGCCCCAGACAAATTCGCCTTCAACGCATCGGCAGCGTCAACATACTGTTTTGTAGCTGCCCCCAACGCAACAGAAGGATCTGCGTTGAGTACAACCGGCCCCGTAAAGGTATCACCAGCCTTATTGGCTGGCGTGTAGGTAAGCGTGTTTTGCTTAGTTGCTAGTCCGGTGTCCACATAGCCCTTGGAAGCTGCAGACAAAGCTGCTGATGGAGTTGAACTAGAAAGCGTCAATTCGCCAGTCATCGGCTGCGAACCGTCTTTTGGTAGATACGGAGCTAGCGATGGGTTAATGGCAGTCCCTGCTTGGGCAAGTGTCATCTGCTTGAGCGCACCATTCTGCACGCACAACAGAAGGTCGCTGGTAGTAGACGCTACAACTTGAGGTTGACCATTGATTGCACCCGGCAACAGCACCGCATTGTTCACATGGGCATTCAAGTTGGCACCTGTAATCTGGTTGCCATCTACATAGGTATTTCCGGCTTGAATCTGAGGCATATGACTACTCTTCTGTTACCATTCCCCTGTTTGCTTGGATAGCGTAAACGCTAGCACTTTTAAGTGCAGGTCTTCCCGTATTGAAATTGACTTGGATGTCGATGCCAACGCCCTTCATTGCAATTCTTGGGCGCAAAGTGCCGTCAATCTGCGCGGATCCCGAAAATACATAACGCAGCACTTCTTCCGTAGAGTCCGGATCATGTACTGTAGCGAAAATAGACACATCGTCGCCGGCGCTGTTGTTAAACTGAAACTCTGCCCTTGAGTAACGCTTAGTCATCTGCGTCCCAAGCGCATACTCTCGAGTGCGAATGCTGGCTGCAATTGGAGTGATGATGTACGACAAGGAACTGATCGTCGCAGGAATTGCAAATGGAAGCACAGGAGTCCCTGTAGTGCCAACAAACTCATCACCCTCACTAAGTTGTTCCGCTAAAAAAATGCCTCCATATTTTCCAAGAAAAACATTTTTTACTACGCCGGGAAAAATCGTGATAGGTATTGTCACATTGTTTCCAATGTTTGAGACAATAAACAACCTGCGCTTGTTTCCGTAAAGTGCTGGAACAAAATTGTCGATAGACATCCCATCAGGGTAGGTGTCTATGCTCTCCCACGCTTGATTCAGCGTGTTGTAGACCAAAATTGAGTTGTTGCTCAGGGCTTGGCCAGTAGGGAAAGCAATAAAGAAACGATTATCAAAATAAGTAGCTGTGACTTTTCTTGCGTAATCGAAATTGACATCATCGAAATAGTCATCGATTGGTTCGCTAAGTGGAAGTGTGTTACCGAGCAACTTGAGATCAAGCTGTGGCGTGAGCATATGCACTCCCTTGCCACTAAAGAAAAAGACAAACTGTCCAGCAGGCACAATGCTGTGTCTTCCAAGACAACCCACCTCGGTAGTCACCACCGTAATCTGGCTACGATCCGGAGCCGTAGGATCAAACCGTGGATCGATGTACGCTACAAATATGCTCTTCGACATGAAGAGCAGGAACTGGTTCTCAATCCAAGGCAAGGCTCCTACAATAGAGTCGTAGCCACCTTGGTTGATGGTGTACACATTCAGCGGATCATACCGGTCGCTCAGAATGTCCGTAGCTGTAATCTGGGTGTCTGCTGTCTTGATGACGATCCTGTTCTGGAAATAAAAGCCAAATTCTGCCGGAGGTAATGGGTAGGTGCCATCTACATTTACACCTGTCTGATCAACAAAAGACAAAGACGACAACACACCATCCCACACCAACGGTGGATTAGCCTGCTGCACCTGAAATCCGGTGATGTTCGTATGCGCCTGAATGGTTGAACCAGTCGTGTTTGTGAACAGGAATGTGAACTGGGTCGTACTGGGCACAGTCGCCACGATGAAGTTGGCGTGAAAGTAGGGGTGCTGGTACGGGGTGACCGTGTCAATCAAGTTGACTTCAGATCCCACTCGCAAGCCATGTGCGGTAGCCGTCGTAACCGTCACCGTGATCGTACTGCCGTTCTGAACCTGTGGATTGCTGACAGTTGCAGCAATCTTAGGCCCGGGCAGTCCACGGAAGATGTACAGCTTGTCGAGTGCCTGAACAACTTCAGGAGCAAATGACTCTGATTTAAGAATCAGCGTAAGATCTGGAGTTGCAAAATCTGTTACAGGAAACGGAACAAGCTGATCGTAAAAAACGATTTTATCGTTAGTAACACTAAGAACCGTGTAGTCATAGTATCGAACTATGCCCAATCCCGTGGGAACAAGTCCGATTGTAATCTGATCACCTGTATTTATTCCAATAGTAGAATCTACCCAGACAAATGCTGTGTGCCGTGTGACAGGCCCAACAGTATAGCTAGATATATCGTAACGCTGTTTTGTTACATTATCTAACGGGCAATACCTCCCTGTTGGAAACAAATACTTGGAGGTAAAAGTGTCTGTCTGTGTGTTGTACAAGACAATCCCGTCAATGAACACCATTACCACATTGTCCTGACCGGCAGGATTCACATAGTACCCAGAACCTGACTGCCAGTTTTGGTTGATGGTGTCATCCGTCATGCGCTCGCATCCTTTGCGAGGCTGCGCTGTTCCCCGTTGCAGCCGCATATTCCGCGACGACTGCAGGATTCCCGGCTTCAGATTGGCAGGATCAAGACGCGACGAAAATCCGATAAAGTTGTTATCGTTCTCTACACCGGACTGGTCGCCTTCTGCCATTAGTCTTTTACGATGAGCCTGTTGATCTTGTCGATGACACGCTGAAGGTCATCCTTGATGTCGAGCAAAGCCTGAAGGTCCATGCCTTCACTTTCTTCTCCACCCTCTTCCTCGCCTTCATCTTCACCGTACCCGCAATCAGGACAGGTGCCATTCGACTTCATGTCGCAACCACAGTCCGGACAATAGCTTTTGCCGGAATTTCCAAAAAGAGAACCAAGTGCAATGGTCAGCTTGCTCATGCGATGTGATTTTTAAGTTTTTCTAGCCGGTTATTCCAGCCTTCAATAAATGATTTTTGAGTTGGCTTGCGTTGTACAAGCAGGTCGTAAAACCCATCACGCTGCTCCAAAATGCTTTTTACGATGGCATCCAAGCCAACATCCTTCACTTTGTCTTCGTATGCCATGATTGTCTTTGGCCCAATGGCACCGTCATCTTTTGTGCCTACAGCTCGTTGCAGGAACTTACTGGCTTGGCCAACGCCAACATTAACGCAACCATCAAACTGCACAACGCACAAAGGCCACGGGAACTTGTAGCAAGCCCCGGGAACCCAATAGTCGTTGTAGTAGATGTCTTCAAGTTCCTCCTCAGACATTTCGCGCACACACCTGCGGTCCTCCTGCTTGTCGTCACGGTACTTGTCGTACTCGCGTTGCAGGATGCCACGGTAAGTCTTTCCGCCGCTATCGTGAGGATGGTTGCTATAACCACCTTCGACGCTCAGAACGAACTCCAGAGACCGCTTAAAGTTTGGGTTTTCCGTGCTCATTGCGGATGACATCGACCAGCCCAAAAATCGAGATAATAGCCGTCGAAATCGCGCCACCCATTCCGGTAGAGTAGATCCCAACTGCTGCACCAAGTTTTGCAAGGCCAAGCCAAGTGGAGGGTTGTCTGAGGTATGTCTTGATCATTGTTGCTCCTTGTGTTCGGTGTGTTCGATCAGTCGTTCCCAGAGTGCTTTTCTGTCTGATTCGCACTCCTTGATTTTGCCGTACAGATACCAGACAGCAATGATGGTGAATGCCATTGACAAGCCTTGGGCTGCCACTTGGTCAAGGATGTGTGCGATGAACTTTTCCATAAAGTGCCGCTACTTTTTCTTTGCGGTTTTGGCAGACGCTCGAAACGCTGCTGCTGTTGGGGCGCCCTTTGATCCGGGTTTTCGCATCCGTTCCTTGCTGCCAGCGGCGATGCGCTCGCGTTTGGCGTGGATGTTGGCGTACAGTCCCTTTTTCATCGGCAGTTCCACCGCTTGAGTGCCGCGGCCTTGCGGGTTGGACGCCCCTTCTCGTCCTTCATCGGCCCGGGCATCCCGCTCATGCGAGCGCAGAAAGACTTCTTGCGCCCAGCGTCAGCCTTTGTCTTTGGGTTGGGAGCCGGAGGCTTGAGGTTGCTTCCAGTTTCGCGATTGTACTTGGCGCGACCTTTTGCAGTCAGACCAGCCCCCTTGGAGACAGGAAGCTTTTCGCCACGACCAACAGACAGTGAGACAGATTTACGAGGCATCTTCAGAGGGTGGTAAAAATGAACCGTCAGGCTGCTGAATCCAGCCGGGACCACATGGAATCCCGTCAACATTGACCAGCGTAGTTCCAGCAGGAGGCGTGTAGGGAGAAACGCCATCCCACAGAATGACGCCTTGCACTACTTTTGTAACATCATCAACGATAGCGTATCGCATACTTAAAAGTAAGTTGTAACAACAACAATTCCGTTTCCTCCATTTCCACCTGCTCCAGAAGTAAATCCCTGTGATCCTCCTCCTCCGCCTCCTCCAGCTCCATAATCGCCACCATTTCCTCCAGCGTTTGCCGCAGCGGATGCGTTAGCATTGCCACCACCACCACCTGCTCCTCCGTAAGGAAGGTTTACGGGAACACTTCCGCCTGCAGTGTTTGCCGGAGTAGCACTTTGCGCTCCTCCGTTGTATAGAAACTGAAAGCCGCCGGTGCCTCCGCTTGAAGCAGTGCCGGGCGATCCAGCAGTCACTCCTCCACCCGCACCGCCACTCGGGCAAGAGTTGGATGAGTTGCCATTGCCGCCAACTCCAAAAGCAGCAGACGCAGCCGCGCCAGCCGCGCCAGCAAACAGTCCTCGCGTTCCTTGAGCACCCCCAGAACCTCCTCCTGCTGTTGTTCCAGCACCGCCGCCGCCGCCTTGGCTTGCACTTGCCCAAAGTCCAAAACTTGATGGATTTCCGTTTCCACCGGCAAGCCCGTCCTGCCCA